AGGTTGATCTTTGATGCTGCAAATCCTGAGTTAATTCTTAAATCACAAATCGCTGATGCAGATATAAAGTTTCAAGGCAATGATGCTGGTATAGGAAACATAACAGCTCTTACCCTTGATATGTCAAATGCAGGTGCAGCTAACTTCAATGCAGGTATTTCTATAGCTGGAACTGAAGTCATTACAATCTCAAGAAACCTAACTAATATCGGTACTATTAGTAGTGGTGATATTACAATTACCGACACCTCTACTGATCCATTCCTTAAACTAGCAACTTCTGAAAGACAGTATGTTGTCAGAATAGATAATTCAGATTCAGATAAGTTTCAGATTAGAGATGTGACAGCAAGTGTAACTCGTTTGTCTATAGATACTTCAGGTAATGCCACCTTCAGTAATGGCCTTACAGTAGAAGGCACAACAACATTTAATGATGATGTAAGTTTTACTAATGATGTTTTGTTTGGTGACAACGATAAAGCTATTTTTGGTGCAAGTAGTGACCTACAAATCTACCACGATGGATCTAATAGTTTGATTAGTGAATCTGGCACAGGTGGCTTAATAATTTCATCAGGTGGCACAATGTCTTTAAGAACACCTGCTGATGAAAAAATGATTCACATGTTAGCCAATGGTGCAGTAGAACTTTATCACGACAATTCAAAGACTTTTGAAACTATATCTGGTGGTGTAGCTATAACAGGTAATGCCACAATCTCAGGAGATCTCACAGTCTCAGGCACAACCACCACGATCAACACTACTAACCTAGATGTCAAAGACAAGAACATAACCCTTAATTATGGTGCTGGAGATACCTCGTCTAACGCTGATGGTGCTGGAATTACCATACAAGATGCGGTTGATGCTTCTACTGATGCCACTATGTTGTGGGATTCTTCTAATGACGAGTTTGATTTCTCACACAAAATTACAACACCATCTATACAAACTTCAGGTGCATCTACAATTGATGAACTGACAGTATCTAATGATGCTTTCTTCCAAGGTGGTTTTCAATTATCAGCAAGCACAAATGGTGTATTTTTAGATAACGCTAAAGCTAAATTTGGAACTGGTAGCGATCTACAGATTTACCACGATGGCTCAAACAGTTACATAAATGATAGTGGTACAGGAAATTTAAGAATAGGTGGCACACAAGTAGATATACTAAATCCTGATTCTAATGAGTTTAAAGCAAGATTCAAAACTGATGGTGCAGTAGAGCTTTATTACGACAACAGTAAGAAGTTTGAAACTGTAAGTAGTGGTGTACTTATACCATTAGGTCAAAGTTATTGGATAGGTGCTACATCTGATGCTGGTGATAGAGGTAGATTTCATGCTTCTAGTGGCAACTTATTTATTGATTGGGGTTCTGCTGGTACTTTATCTTTCCGATCAGGCTCAAACAGTTCAGCAAACAGAGCAACCTTAGATAGCTCTGGTAATTTTAATGCAATTGGTAGCTACCAGTTGAATGGCACAACAATTGTAGATAGTTCTAGAAATCTGACTAATATAGGCACTATTTCAAGTGGTGCTATAACAGCTGTTAACTCAGGCAACGTATTAACAGTTGGTGATGGTACTAGAGCATTTAGAGTATTTACAGATTCAGACGAAGTAAGTTTACTTGCAGATGGTTCTGTAGATATGAAGTTTTATACTTCTGGTGCAGAGAAAATGAGGTTAGATACTTCAGGAAATGTCGGCATAGGAACAACACACCCAGATTCAAAGCTTGATGTTACTGGTGGTGATATAACAGTTAACACTACTGGTACAGGTTTTATGAACTTTAAGTATAACAATGGTTCAACAGGGACTATTGGTACTGATGGTATTGACCTGAAGATTACAGCAAATGCTGACTTACAGATTTTACCAACAGGAAACGTAGGTATAGGAACTTCGTCACCATCAGACAAGGTAGAAGTTTATGCTAATGGTGCAGATGTTGCTTTAAGGATTCACGAAGATGCAGGAACACACACAGCAAGATTACATCTAAGAGAAGGTACACAAGATACTCATATTCAAAACAGAGCTAATAATGGTTTTGAAATCAGAACAGAAAACAATATTTCAACATCTAATACTGCAGCTTTATCAATAGCAGGTACAGGTGTTGCTAGTTTTGGTTATGACATTCAGATGGGTGGCACAACAGTAATAGACAGTTCAAGACAACTCACCAATATTGTACAACTAGAAATGATCAATACTGGCACATCAACAGGAGAAATGTTATTTCTAAAAGGATCTTCTAGCAAAGGTGCTGGTATCGTCTACAACAGAAATGATAGTTTTACTTGGTATTCAGGTATAGGTGGGGGAAGTGGTACAGGTAATATACCGCTAAGTTTCTTTGGTATTGTTAATAGATCACAAGGTACTACACCTTTTGTAATTGCACATACAACAGGAAATGTAGGTATAGGAACTCAGTCACCAGAAACTAAACTTCATGTATTTAAGGGAGAGTCGGGTGGTGCTGCAGCAAATACAGATTCTAGTTTAGTTTTAGAAAATAACTCACACACCTACATAAACTTTTTAACACCAACAGATAAAGAGTCTGGATTGTTGTTTGGTGACAATGATAACGACAATGGAGCATTAACATATTCACATAGCACTAATAATATGACATTCCGAGCTGCAGGTGCTAGTAGAATGACGCTTGTTGGTTCATCAGGCAACTTAGGTATAGGAACTAGTTCGCCAGCAGTAAATTTAGATGTTCAAGATTCATCCCAAGCTGTTATTAGAGCTGGTGATGGCTCAACTGTTGATATGCGTATGGTTGCTGATGTTTCTTCAGGTGTCGGTAGTATTAGAACGTCTGGTAATACTTCTGTTATGGGATTTTTTACTGGTGGTAGTGAAAGAGCTAGAATAGACAGTTCAGGCAACGTAGGGATAGGAACTACTTCGCCAAGTAAAAAGTTAGATGTTGTAGGCACAGCTAAAATTTCAGGCACTACTGAACTTGGTGATACAGCCACAGGTTTAAGATTTATTATTTCTTCAACAGATGTATTTAGAATTGATGGTAGTGATACTGCGGGTAATGGTTGGAATTCTATCCATTTAAGGGCTGATGGTACTGATGGTTTATTTATAGAAAAAGATACAAACAACGTAGGGATTAAAACTAGTTCGCCAACTCAAGAGCTACAAGTTAATGGAAATATAAAACTAGAAACTACTGGTAGTGAGTATGTTTTTGCTGCTGCTACAGCTTCAAATAATGTTGATGCTGGACATAGATATCATTCAACCGAAGAGTATGTGGCAACATTTACTGGTGCTTCAGAACGTATGAGAATAAACAGCTCAGGCAACGTTGGCATAGGTACTTCGTCACCGGGAGTTCAGCTTGATATAGAATCAAGTGGAAATAACTCTCAACTAGAACTAACTGCAACTGATGGCACAGACCAATCATTTGGATTATTTACTGCAACTGGTAATAACAGTAATGGTGCAGGTTTTTATATTCAAGACAAAACAGCTAATGCTATAAGACTTAAAGTAGACAGTTCAGGCAACGTAGGGATAGGAACTACTTCGCCTTCAGGTAGATTAACTGTTCAAGGAGCAGCAGAAGGCGATACATATTTCACAGGTGGTACAGCTAATTCAAGACTTTTAAATGTTTTTACTTCTACTGCTGGTTCTTCTGCAAACGCAGGTCACAATTTTAAAATTGCTTCAGGTGAGGGAGAGTTTATTTTTGGTAATAATACAACAGCTAATGTATTAAAAATAAAGTCAACAGGTATAGATGTTACTGGTACAGTCGTTAGTGATGGATTAGAAGCTCGTAAAGATACAGGCTCAACTACAAATTCATTATTAAAATTAACAAACGCAGCAGGTAGTGCAACAGATGGTGCAGGTATTACATTTGAAGTTGCAAACACTTCAGGAGCAGGTGGTTCTGTAAATGTTGTAAGAGATGGCTCTACCTTTAAACCATTTATGACACTTAATACAAGTGCTAATATATCAACAGCACCCTCACAACGTGTTCGTATTGATGATACAGGTATAGATGTTACTGGTACAGCAGTTGTTGACACTTTAAATGTTGGAGATATTAGTGCAACTAATGCTTATAGTGTGGCAAGAGAAAATGCAGTTATTACTGGTACAGATGTAACTGTTTCTGCTACGCAAGCAGGTATGTTAGACATTCTTAGTACCTCTTTAGCAGGTAGTGGTAAAAGCACATCTTTAACATTTAGTCAAAACACATCTCAATTTGTAGCAGGATACGATAAAGTTCTTGGTGCGATTGATGTTGAACTAACAAGCTCAAGCAATCTATCAGCCAGCAGTGCAATGAAGTTCTATACTTCATCAGGTTCAAGTAGCTCAACCTTGAGTGAAAAGATGCGTATCGATACTTCAGGCAACGTAGGCATAGGCACGAGTTCGCCAAGTGCAGCCTTATCAATTTCAAAACAAACAGCAGCACTATCAGGTTCAGGTAATAGTTATGGGTTATATTTATACCCTACTTCATCAGGAGTAGTTAATATAGATGCTCTTACAGGCAGTGGGGGTAACACAGATTTAAAACTAAGAAGTTATAACAATGGAACATATAACCAATTAATTGGCTCAAGTTCAGGTGGAACAGTTACAACATTTGAAACTGCTGGTTCTGAACGTATGCGTATAGACAGTTCAGGCAAAGTATTAGTTGGTAAAACTTCTGACGATTCAGGAGCTTCTAACGGTGTTATATTATTACCAGCAGGTAATTCATATTTTACAAATACTTCAGGTAATGTTTTAAGACTAAACAGAAAAACATCTGATGGTGATATAGCAAGATTTGATAAAGACGGTACAACAGTAGGTAGTCTTAGTACTGGGTCAAGCACTCTTATTGCTAATTTAGGTATTATAAATTTTTCAGATGTTAATGGTAATGGTCAAATAAATTGTACAACGTCAGGTAAGAAAATTTACTACAACGCACACAATGCACATATTTTTCAAATACAAGGTTCAGAAAAAGTCAGAATAGACAGTTCAGGTCGAGTAGGTATAGGCACTTCGTCACCAAGTGAGAAGCTACATATTGTAGATACAAGTAATCCAGCATCAACCACAGGTTCAGTAATCATAGAAGGTCAAAGAGATGGCACTGCTAACTTAATGGAATTAAGAGCAAGAGATGCTTCAGCATCAAGCTCTGCTTTGCCAAGTGGTCAAGGTGGGATTGTTAGATTTACAGGTTTTGATGGTACTGACTTTGAAGAAATGGCATTTATTGGCTACCAAGCAGAAGCTACAGTAGCAGATGGTGATGCACCAAGTAGATTAATATTTGGAACTACGAGTGATGGTGCAGGAGCAGCATCTGAAAAAATGCGTATTACTTCAGAAGGCAAAGTTGGTATAGGAACTACTTCGCCACAGTCTAAACTTCATGTTGTTGGTGATTCAGGAGATTCTGGAATCATATATGTAAGTGATGCTGATAATGGCACAGGAGCAACTGATTCTTTATTAATACAAAAATCTGGTACTAGTGGTTTGATAACTAATAGAGATAGTGGTTATTTAAGTTTAGGTGCAAATAATACTGCACACATGCTTTTCATAGATACTACAGGCAACGTAGGCATAGGCACGACTTCGCCAGATGCACCACTAGATATTAATGGTAATAGATTAAAAATAAGAACAGCAAGAACAATAGCCAATGCAGATGACAATGGTGAAGTTGGTGAAATTTCATGGGATGCAAATTATCTTTATGTTTGTGTTAACACCGATACATGGAAACGAGTTGCACTAAGCACATGGTAAAAACAACAGAAAATAATGTATAATTTTATGAATAACAAAAGGAAATAACTATGCCATCATACTCAACAAATTTAAACCTAGCTAAACCAACAGTCGGTGGTGATACTAACCAATGGGGTGGCTATCTTAATACAAACACAGATACCCTGGATGGTATCTTTAACGCTGCTGGTACAGGAACATCTGTGGGCCTACAAGTTGGCTCTGGCAAAACTTTAAAAGTTGGTGGTACATTAACAGCGACAGGTACAATTCAATTAACTGGGGATCAGAATTTACTTAAATTCTATGAAGGTGAAGGCGGAGGTGATAACTATGTGGGTATAATGGCCCCTCAACAAATGAGTGGCAATACTGATTATTCATTAGTCTTGCCAGCAGGCATAGGTACAGCAGGACAATTTTTAAAACTAACAAGTTTATCTGGTTCTATTGGTTTATTGCAATTTGCTGATGTCGTAAGCACTACAATCAATAACAATGCAGACGATAGAGTTATTACAGGTAGTGGCACAGCCAATACTTTAAATGGTGAAGCTAATTTACGTTTTTCTGGTGGCACATTAGTAGCTGAAGGAGATCCTTCCACAGCCCTAGGACAATCATATAATTTAGCTTTAGTAAATACTGTTGATAGCCCTACAAGTGGAAGTGCTAAAACTGGAATTTTATTTAAAGCAAATTATACAGGAACAACGCTTACCGATATGGCTGGCATTACTGGCGGAAAAGAAAATTTAACAGATGGAGACTATGGCTCTTTCTTAAGTTTTTCAACAAGAACAAATGGCGTAAATAGTATTGCTGAAAGGATGCGTATTGATAGTAGCGGAGTTTTCAAAATTAATTCAACTTTAGGTGGTTTAAACTCACAAGTTGTTTTAGGTTTTGGTGCTACGACAAAAGGAATGTTAATGTATGACTACAATAGTGGAAGTGGAACTACATTTATACAGTTTAGAAATGGAGCAACAGCAGCCACAACTCTTGGTGAAATTACAAGAAATTCATCAAACAATGCAATTAATTACAACACCACATCTGACTATAGACTTAAAACAAATATAGAAGAAAAAACAGACGGCATAGAGAAAATTAAACAATTAAAAGTTAAAAAGTTTAATTGGAAATCTAATGTTGATGACAATAAAGTTGATGGTTTTATAGCACACGAAGTATCGCCTATAGTACCAGAAGCAATTACAGGTGAAAAAGACGGTGAAGAAA